CGCCCGCTGCTGTTAACGATGTGTTCGAAATGTTACTACAACTGGGCGATGAACTCGCTTAATTAAGGGGAAAGATTAAATGAGCCAACCTACACAAAGATCAGTTCATGTTAACCGTCCTCTGACTAACATCTCGATTGCGTTCATGAATCGGCGTGAAGATTTCATCGCTGATAAAGTGTTTCCGACGATCCCGGTGTCTAAGCAGAGTGACCTTTACTATATTTACAACAAAGACGCGTGGTTCCGAAGTGATGCGAAGAAGCGTGGTCCTGGACAAGAGTCCGCTGGATCGGGCTACGAAATGACTACGGGTCAATATTTCGCTGACGTTTGGGCGCTTCATAAAGACGTGGCCGATCAAGAGCGAGCGAACACAGACGAGCCTCTCGATGCAGATCGTGATGCCACTGAGTTTGTAATGGAGCAAATTCTCCTTCGAAAAGAACGAGAGTGGGCAGCTAAATATTTCACCACAGGCTTATGGACCGGTTCTACGACTGCGACCGACATCACTGTATCTCCTTTATGGGATGCTACTGGTTCGGATCCAATCAAGAACATTCGCCTTCAAGCTCGATCTATGAAAAGAAAGACCGGCCGCAAGCCCAATGTCTTGATTGTTTCAGGATCAGTCGATGATGCGCTTCGTGATAACGCTGCTGTATTGAACCGAATTTCTGGCGGGGCGCTTCCTGGTAATCCAGCGATGGTGACTCCTCAGTTGCTTGCTATGGCTTTTGACGTTGAAAAATACGTTGTTGCTGAAGCAATCCATAACACTTCAAAAGAAGGACAAGCCTTCGTGGGTGCTGAAATTTTTGGCAAGCACGCATTGTTGATGTACGCGGAACAATCACCTGGTATTCGTAAACCTTCTGCTGGTTATACGTTTACTTGGAGTGGTTTGCTTGGTGGCGCTGCTGGCGTTCAGATGAGCAAGTTCCGAATGGAGCATCTTAAGAGTGATCGTGTTGAAGCTGAAGCCGCTTTCGATCAGAAGCTTATTGCTGCTGATTTGGGAGTGTTTTTCGCTAGCGTAATTTCATAATGAATTATTACGCTCTTAGATCTATGAGAGTATCGGAAAACGGTCGGGTTCGAGAAGTCGAGCCCGGCCAATCCGTTGATGTCTCTACGTGGAGTCCGTACGTGCTTCGAGCCAATCTTTCGCGATCTTATATCGAGCAGCGCGATGGGGAAGCAGATACTGAGCCAGAACTTGAATTTATTAAGCTCAAGAATAAGGGCGGTCGGCCTCGCAAGAAGCCGTTAGAGACAGCGGAGAGCGAAGAGCTGCCTTCCGCGTAATTAGGGGAGCTTCCTTGACTTGGACTTATACCAATGATCCCGCGAATAATACCCTTGATCGTGTGCGACTCACCCTTGGTGATACGGACGAATGCGATCAGATTCTTTCTGACGAAGAACTGAATTATTTTATTTTAAATGCTGGTGGATGTAGTCGCACGGCTTCGATTGAAGCGTGCTTTGCAATTATGGCCAAGTACTCACGATTTGCAAATGAATCGGTTGGCTCAGTTAGTATTCAAAACGCCGAGAAGGCAAAGCAGTATAAAGCACTCGCAGATCAAATTAGGGTTAGAATGAGCATTTATGTAACACCTATTGCGGGTGGCATTAACGTTGGTGATAAACAAGCGGTCGAATCCGATTCGAATAGAGTAAGTCCATCCTTCAGCCGCGATATTCACGATAATCGAAGGGATAATCTACCGGATGAGCGTGAGAATTGAGTTTAAAGAAAAGCGTGGTAACTATGACAAGCTTGTGGGAAAAACTGAGCAGCTGCGCACCTCCTTTGTGGTAATTGGGGTCCTGGAAAAGTCGTACGATACGAAATATCCAGGCCCTGATTCAATCAGCGTGGGTCAAGTGGCTTTCTGGAATGAATATGGCACTGTTAACATGCCCGAGCGTCCCTTTATGCGCTCTGCATTTGATACGAATAGGGCCGTAATCGACCGCACTCGGGATAAACTTTTAGGCGAAATCGTCGACTGTAAGCTTGGCGTGAAAGAAGGGCTTACGAAGCTAGGATTTATGATGCGCGAATTTATTCAGCGCAGAATTAATACAGCTACCTCATGGGCCGCGCCTCTTTCTCCACGAACCGTGGCAGCTAAGGGCGGAGGAAAGCCTTTAATCGATAGCGGGCTGATGTTACGCTCGATTGATTTCGAGGTTAAATGATGAATTTTAATTACCATCTTGTAAAAGGCTCAGCACTAATCGCTAAGGGCGTGAAGCTCTTATGCACTCGGAAAAAGGCCTATACCTTCGAAATGGGCCGGCCTGTATCAAGTGGAATGGATAAGTTTAACTTCGTTGGAAATGTTCAGCCATTAAGTGGAACTGAATTGCTGCGCTTGGAAGAGGGGCAAAGATCGAGGGAGTTTTTCAATATTTTCACGATCTTTCAAATAACTCTTAAAGACTTGGTTATGTATAACGGCGCTCAGTACGAAGTAGATCAGGTTGAAGCCTGGCAGTCTTATTACAAAGGCAGAATGGTAAGGGTCGACGTTGAACCATCGTGACTTAGAGGATGCTATTTGGGGCTGGGCGGATAAAAACACTCCGGCAGACGTCACGGTCATTTGGTCTAGAGCAAACTCCTTTCGTCCCGGCGCGGGTCCATGCCCACCCGGCGAACCCTACGTTACACTTCAATTCACCGCGATTTCGCAGAAAACAGGTCAAGACACTTGGCTTGAAGAGGACGACACCACAAAAATTATCGGGGGGCAAAGGACGGCGACGGTTTCAATTGTGGCCTATGGACCGAGTGAGAAAACTCAGGCCCTTGGTCGACCATCCGCAGCACAAATTATTATGCAAATGCGCGACGGTTTAGATCATCCAGAAGTTTGGGCATCGATGCGAAAAGCGGGTCTTTCGGTACATAACGAGCCCGTGGTTCAGGACGTGTCGAGTTTGCTAGAGACAGGGTTTCAGGACAGAAGTAACATGGACTTAGTTTTTGGATTCGCACACAATCAGGTCGTAGAAACTGGAGCGATCGAACGAGTTCAAGGGGAAAGTGAGTTCGAGGGGGCTGATACCATCTCGGAAACTTTTGACATTCAGTAGGGAGAAACAATGAGTTTAAACCAAATCATTAACGTTCAGATTGATCGACAAACTTCTCTGCCAAGCAGAGCCGGGTTTGGCGTGCCGTTGATTCTTGGGCGTTCAAATAAATTAACACCAAAGGTTCAAACATTTACGGATATTGAGTCAGTGGCCGCAGTATTTGCACCCGCTGATGATGAATATATCATGGCTCAAAAACTTTTGAGTCAAACGTTCGTTCCGCCTGTTTTCAAAATTGGTAAGTGGGTAGTAGCTGATGCAATTTCAGTAAATCTCGACGACATTCGCAATATCGATGACGACTGGTACTGCTTACTTTTAGATTCCGCAACGCAAGCCCACATTCAAGATGCTGCTGCCTATATCGAAGCCCTTAAGAAAATTCACCTCGCAATGAGCACGGATGATGCAATTTTTTCAGCTGCCTCAACTACGGATGTTGCTTATGTTTTAAAAGCTGCTGGATATGATCGAACCGCAGTCATTGCAAAGAAGGGTCCAGTAACCGACTTTCCTCATGCAGCTTGGGCGGGAATGATGCTCCCACGAACTCCTGGTGAGGCAACCTGGGCGTATAAGAGCCTGAGCGGCGTAGCGGTTGACGTTCTAACTCCTGGCGAAAAAGCGGTTGCGCTTCGTAATGCTCAAGGAACTGGTAAGAATGCGAACATCTATACCCGAGTAGGTGGTGTGAGCATCACTCAAGACGGAAACATGGCGTCCGGTGAATACATCGACGTTATGAGGGGTGTTGATTTTATTAGTGCTCGCATTCAAGAGCGCGTCTACTTCCAACTCGTTAATCTTCCCAAAATTCCTTATACCAACGCTGGTGTGAACATCATTTTAAATGAAATTGATGCCGTAATGAAAACCGCGATTAATCAAGGGATTTTACGCGCTGATCCGGCTCCTACGGTTTCAGCTCCTGATGTTCAGGACATCGACCCGATTGATCGTGGCAATCGATTGCTTCCTGATGTGAAGTTCCAAGGACAATTGGCTGGAGCTATTCACAGAACTGAAATTCAAGGCGTGGTCACACTTTAAGGGGACATGAGAAATGCTAAAAACATATAATCCAAAAGAAGTCAGCATGATTATCGCAGGCAATATCGTAAGTGGATATGCCGACGGATCCTATCTGACCGTTGAAAGAAATGAAGATAGCTTTAGTTTAAGTATCGGAGCCGACGGAGAAGGCGTGAGATCAAAGAGCAATAATCGCTCTGGAAGGTTCACGTTTTCTGTTCAACAAGGTTCATCGATCAACGATATTTTATCCGGACTTTACATTGCTGATGAAAATACAGGTAAGGGCGTGTTCTCGGTTTTCGTAAAAGATAACCAAGGATCAAGCCTGCATACTGCTGAAACGGCCTGGGTCGTTAAGCCGGCTTCTGCTGAATATTCAAAAGAAGTTGGAACCCGCGAATGGGTTCTTGAAACAGACAGCCTTGCTTCATACATTGGCGGAAACTTCACAAGCGTGGCGGGATAATTAAATGATCGAGATGGTTGAAAAAGAAGTAGACGGCATTGTTTATAAAATTGAACAATTCCCTACGACAAAAGCCATCCGAGTCCTGACGCAGCTCGGAAATCTTCTCGGCCCATCCCTTCAAGACGTTGTGGGTGGAGCTGGAGTAAAAGAAAAGTCCGAGCAGAGTAAATTCTTTGGAAAAGCGATTGGAGAGCTTCTCTCTCGCATGGATAAAGAATCCAACGTGGCCCTGGCTAAGCAGTTGATTGAAAGTGTTTTGAGGGGTGAGGGTGCCAAGATCAATTTTGAATTGGATTTTCGGGGCAAGCTTGGCCACCTGTTAAAGTTACTGGTTGCGGTTTTGGAGGTGAATTACTCCAATTTTTTAGAAGACCTGCTCGGCATCCTAGACGGGGTGAAGGGGAGCAGCTTCAAGGAGCCGTTAACTGGGCAGTTTGGCGAATCGTCCTCTCGAAAATAGCGACTCTCACAGAGATTGAGACCCATTGGAGTCTTAATGATCTTATGGAAGCGCATGAAGCCTTGGATATACAAGCTGAGGCCATGCGAAAAGCGCACGGGAGGAAGCCGAAATGATTCTCAGAGAACTTGTCACAAAACTTTCATTCCAGACTGATAATGAAGGTCTTAAGAATCTCGAAAAACAACTTGAAGGACTGCAATCTGCAGCCTTAAAATTTGGTTTAGCTGCTGGAGCGGCAATAGCAGGTGTCACAGCTTTGGCCGCAAAAACACAGGCACAGGTTCGTCGTGCGGCTCTTGAGAGTGGTCTCACCGGAAAGGCATTTGATGATCTTGCAGGAAAACTACAGGAACAGGCTCTTAGGGTTTCGGAAACGCTCGGCGTGTCGACTGCCGACGCTGCTAAGGTATTTGCTCAGGCAATTGACAGAGGGATTGATCCGGCTTCGGCGAAGTTTGAAAAACTAAATGAAGTCATTCTAAAGTTAGCAAAAGTCGCCGAAGTAGACGGCGCACAAGCTTTTGATAGTTTCGGAAAAATTTCACAGCAGCTCTTTGGGAACTTCGATCAGATTGATCGCATTGCAAATGTTGTACAAGCAACCACAATAAGGACCACAGCTAGTTTTGAATCACTTTCGCAGGCGATGGTTCGTATTGGGCCCATTGCTGCACGAACCAATACGACTGTAGAAGAGTTTGCAGCCATTCTCGGATCACTAGAAGATAGCGGTATTCCAGCTCGAAGGGCGATGGGATCACTTACAGAGGTGATGAATACTTTCATCAAGCCATCAGCCGAGGCACAGGATATTATTAATAAGCTTGGTCTAAATATGTTGGACGCAAACGGAAGGTTTGTTTCTTTTATCGACGTTGTTTCTCAATTAGAAACGGCGACAGCTGGGATGACGGACGTTCAGAAGGATTTTGTCCTTCAGCAACTAGCTGGAGCCCAGGGCGCTACGGTATTCGGTCAACTTTTAAAAAAGGGAAGTAAAGAGCTTCGTTCGATTACAAAAGATGTGACGGGCACGAATGTTGTTAACGAACAATTCGAAGAGCTCATGCAGGGAGCTGGAGAACAAACTACAAGACTCATGCGCGCGCTTTCAGCTCTAGGCTCAACTCTTGGAACTCCATTTCTTCAGCCCCTTACCAATGCTGCCTCAAGAATTGCGGACATTATTGCTGGGGTGAGAAAATGGATTGCTGAAAACGATGCTGTCATTGGGCCCATCATTCGACTTGCGGGTATTGTTGTCGGTTTAGTTTTAGCGTTCGGCGGTCTTTCCTTCATTATCGCAAAAGTAATAGTGGTCGGCAAAATTATAGCCGCACTATTTACTACGGCGGCGCTTACGGTGGTCGGTTGGGTTGCCGCGATAGGGGCCCTTCTGCTTGTGATGGAGGATCTCTGGGTTTTCCTTAACGGTGGGGATTCACTTATCGGTCGACTGGTTGATGGTTGGATTAGATGGAATAATGAACTCGCCATGAGCAGCCCCATTCTTGCAACAATTTCAGACTCTTTTAGAATTATCACTGAATACCTTTTGGCTTTTCCTCGCCTTCTTATTGATGCAGGAAATGCGATTGGAGCATTCTTTGCCACAGGGGATATAGGAACCGCTCTTAGAGATTTTACTAAAGATGGTTCATTCACAGACAGAGCGTCGAAGATATTTTTTGGTGGCTCACAAAACGACCTCACACAGGCGGGTGGAGGAGTGAAATCTAACACAGCAAACGTCACGATAAATGCAACCGTTCCGCCAGGCACCAACCCAGATGATGTAGGACAGTACTTGGGTGGAGTATTAAGCGGTGAAATGGAAAAACTCAGCTCAACGTTTGAAGAGTTCGAGCCATCGGTGGTGCAATAATGCCTAGCATCTTTGAATTAGTGCCAGCGTTTCGGCGAAATAAAGTTCGCTTGTCTATTCCTGACACAAGTCGGGTTAATAATTTAGGTCAACCCACGGCTATCAACCTTCTTGAAATTGAAGCCATGATCGAAGAGACCGCATCGTATACAAGCACACTGACTGAAAGTCCCATTGAGGATGGATCTACTATTGCGGATCATGTGACGATTCAGCCGAGAGAAATTGTTTTAAATTGTATCATTACGAATCATCCTCTTACGCTTCAAAGCACGCTTATCGGAAACGTAGCCGGACTCGTGGGCGGTATCATGGGTAGATCTTCGAGAAACAATATCGCATCCGCCATTGCGACAGGTGGACTTGCCACTATTGCCGCAAAAATTAGTAATACGATCACAAATGACGGTGGTCGCGTAACAAATGCGATTCAAAAACTTCAAGCTGCATGGGAAGGCGCGGCCCTTATAACCGTTGAGGGTGGATTAACCACCTACAGCAATATGTTGATCACCAAAATAGATATGAAGCGGAACAAGGACACGAGCAATACGCTTCCGTTTACGATTACGATGAGAGAGGTCAGAATTGTTC